TGTCACAAATTATTTCTAAATTTGTTACAATATATTCTCCGGTTACAAAAACTTATTATAAGTTTGGCGATAAAATAAGTTTCAACAAGGTTGAGATTCCACATTATAATGTTTTAACCTGTAAGGTATTGGTGGGAGATAAGTCAGATAATATTGAAGGGGTTGAAGGTTTGGGGGAAAAAACTTTATTGAAATTCTTTCCAGAAATGAGTGATAAGTCATTCACTATTGACGAAATCCTGGATAATGCATCAAAAATCATTCAAAACAAAAAATCAAAAGTGATGGATAATCTTTTGACTGGTAAGACAAAAAATGGTATAATTGGAAAAGAGTTGTTTGAGTTAAATAAAAAAATCGTAGATTTGTCAAATCCTTTAATTACAGAAGATGGGGTCAAGTTGGTTCAGCAAATATATTCTGATACTATTGACCCTACCGATCGCGGGTATAAAAATCTTATGAGATTGATGATGGAAGATGGGATGTTTAACTTTCTTCCGAAGAATGATAATGCTTGGGTTGAATTTATGAAACCTTTCACAAAATTGATTAGAAAAGAAAAAAGAAAAATTAATTAAACCTTTAAAAAATGAAAGAACAAGAAAGCACAAAAATGGAACTCCTTTTGACGTTGAATGACAACATAGTAGTTCAGAGATTTTTTAATGTCAGGGGCTTCAACATGAAAGCGAGAAACTCTGTCGATCTTTATGAGTTTATTAGGACGTTCAAGGAGCAATTGGAGTATTATTTGAAGATGAAAACGGTTTGTTATATGTTGGAGAATGAGGAGTCAATTATTTATGACCCCACAATTATGGAAACCTCATATACAGACGGAGCGGAAGACTTTAACATTTTCATAAAAGTTGGCGACCAAGTATTAACGCATAGATCTTTTGACGCCAAAAGATACCCACCAAAAGTAAGATATACGGTCGATGTTCGCCCTTACCTTAAAGAAGTTATGCGTGAATTAACGGAGATTTTTTCAAGCAAAAAATTAAATTATAATTATTTGAACTTTGACTTGAGTAAGTGAATATTTACTAATACAACATATCTTTCTTCCAGATGAATAAAAATTTTGATTACTTAGGTAATACATTTCAAATACAATTACTTAACCAAATTATAGTAGATAAGGACTTCTCACAATCCATTATGGACGTGCTTGATAGTTCTTATTTTGACAACAAGTATTTCAAGATCATCGTCCAAATGGTGAAGGAGTATTATAAGAAATATGAAACAACACCCAACTTTGAAACCCTAGAACAAATTGTTAAATCCGAGATTACGCAAGAACTTGCACTCAAAATAATTCTTGATACGTTAAAGCAAATTCAAGACGCACCATTTGAGGGGACTATTTTCGTTCAAGAAAAAGCGTTGAAGTTCTGTAAGCAACAAGAGCTTCAGAAAGCGATGGATCGAGCACAAAAGATAATTACGGAAGGTGATTTTGAATCTTATGATAAGGTTGAAGGTTTAATTCGGGATGCTCTTCAAGTTGGAGAAATTGAAAAAGGTGTTGCCGATATTTTTTCTGGGTTGGAAAGTGTGTTAGAAGAGGACTATCGGAACCCAATTCCTATGGGGATTCCGGGTATTGATAAGTTGTTGAAAGGTGGTTTGGCGAAAGGTGAAATTGGAGTTATTCTGGCTCCGACTGGTGTTGGAAAAACAACCATATTAACCAAAATAGCAAATACCGCGTTTAACATGGGATATAATGTTCTTCAAGTATTCTTTGAGGACAATCCCAAAATAGTTCAAAGAAAGCACTTCACCATTTGGACGGGTATTGAACCAGATAATTTGGCTAATCATAAGGAAGAAGTAATGTCAAAGATTACTGAAATCCAGGAAACGATGAAAAACCGACTCGTTTTGAAAAAGTTGGCATCAGATACTATGACTATCAACCAAATTAAAAATCAGATTAGAAAGATGATTGCTGATGGGATTAAGATTGATATGATTGTTATGGATTATATTGATTGTATTCTTCCAGAAAGTACGGCAAAGGATGAATGGAAAGCTGAGGGTTCAATCATGAGAGGATTTGAAGCGATGTGTCACGAGTTAGATTTGGTTGGTTGGACGGCTACTCAGGGTAATCGTAGTAGCATTTCTTCGGAAGTTGTTACGACGGATCAGATGGGTGGTTCTATCAAAAAAGCCCAAGTAGGTCACGTTATTATCACAGTTGCTAAAACGCTGACACAAAAAGAAATGAACTTGGCAACAATAGCGATTACAAAATCTCGTTTGGGAAAGGATGGTGTGGTTTTTGAAAACTGCAAATTCAATAACGAGTTATTAGAAATTGATACGGAAACTTCCGTTACATTCCTTGGCTTCGAGGAACAACAAGAAGAGCGCAAGCGAGATAGAGTTAAAGAATTATTAGAAAAAAGAAAATTAAGAGAACAAAACCAAAATTAAAAAAATGCAAGAAGAAAAAATTTTGATTGAAAATCCCGATCGTTTCGTTATTTTCCCCATCCAGTATGACGATATATGGGATTATTATAAGACGCACCAAGCAGCATTCTGGACGGCAGAAGAGGTTGATTTATCAAATGACATCAGGGATTGGGAAAAACTTACAGAAAATGAAAGATTTTTTGTTAAAAATGTATTATCATTCTTTGCCGCATCGGATGGTATTGTAAATGAAAACTTGGCGGAAAACTTTGTTAAAGAGGTTCAATATCCGGAAGCCAAGTTCTTTTATGGGTTCCAACTTATGATGGAAAATATCCATTCGTTGATGTATTCTTTGTTGATTGATACTTATGTATCTGACCCTAAGGAGAAGGACGAATGTTTCCATGCGATTGATAGGTTGCCAGCGGTTCAGAAGAAAGCAAACTGGGCGTTGAATTGGATTAAGAATAGCACATTCCAAGAAAGACTTGTGGCGTTTGCTGCGGTTGAAGGTATATTCTTCTCTGGATCATTCTGTTCAATTTTCTGGTTGAAGTCAAGAGGATTGATGCAAGGTTTGTGTAATGCGAATGCGTTGATTTTCAAAGATGAGAACCTCCATACTGACTTCGCAATTCACTTGTTGAATAACCATATTGAGAATAAGCCGAGCGAGAAGAGGATTAAAGAAATATTGTTGTCTGCTTTGGATATTGAAAAGGAGTTTATTACTGAATCTTTACCGGTGTCTATGATTGGTATGAATTCAAACTTGATGAAGCAATATTTGGAGTTCGTAACAGACCAGTTGTTGGTTAAACTTGGATGTAGCAAGCAATTTAATGTTGAGCAACCATTTAAGTTTATGGAACAGATTGCGGTTGAAACAAAAGGTAATTTCTTTGAGTCCAGAACGATTGAATACCAAAAAGCAAAACTTGGCGAAGCATTAAACTTTACAGACGATTTCTAAAAACCAATTATTATGATGTCATTAAAAATAAAAAAGAGAGATGGGGATGAGGTGTCATTCAATCCGCAGAAGATTTATAACCGAGTTAAAAGGGCGGCAAAAGGATTGAACGTCAATTCTGATGAACTTTTTATTAAGGTTATAACATCCGTCCCAACGGAGGGTGCGATTACCACTAAGGAGTTAGATAAGTTGGTATATGAGATTGCTGCTTCTTATACTGGTAGCCATTATGATTATTCAAGACTGGCTGCTTATGTTGCGGTCACAGCGCATCATAAGGAAACTTTGGAGAGTTTCAGCGAAACAATGTTTATGTTGAATAAGGATGGTATTGTAAATGATAAATTGATTGATTATATCAAAGCATATGGTGCTGATAAAATTGATGCTGCCATTAACCATGAAAATGACTTTAACTTTGATTATTTTGCGTGGAGATCCTTTTATGAAATGTATTTGTTGAGAACTTCTGAAGGTGTTGTGGTTGAAAGACCGCAACATATGTATATGAGGGTTGCGTTATGGGTGACAAGTTCATTTGATGAAGCGGTAGATTATTATAATTCATTATCTCGTCAATTGGTGTCAAAAGCAACACCGATTATGATTAACTCTGGAACCAAAATCCCGCAACTTGCTTCATGTGTTCTTCATTATAATAATGCGGATTCACGAGAAGGATTGTTGGCAAGTTTGAGCGACATATCAACGTATTCCGCCGATGCTGCTGGTATTGGATTATCTGTTTCTAACATCAGAAGCAAAGAGAGCAGAATTAGCACATCAGGTGGTTATGCTGGTGGTGTGTTAAAATATCTTAAAATTGTGAATGAGTCTTTGCGTTTCTTTAACCAACAAGGAAGACGACCCGGAAGTGCGGCAATTTATATGGAACCTTGGCATAAGGACATTTTTGACCTGCTAGATATCAAAAAGAATACTGGTGCGGAAGAGTTAAGAGCTAGAGATTTATTTACAGCAATTTGGTTGCCAGATAATTTCATGAATGCGGTTAAAAATGATGATGATTGGTATTTGTTCTGCCCTAATGATATTAAGAAAGCCGGTATTAAAGCATTACAGGATTGCTATGGTTTGGAGTATGAACTTAATTATGAAAAGGCTGTTAGTATGGGATTGGGTAAAAAAGTAAAAGCCCAAGCGGTTTGGAATAAGATTGTTGAATCTCAAGTTGAAACCGGTGTTCCTTATTTGTGTTCTAAAGATAATGCGAATAATAAAACAAACCACCAAAATATTGGGGTAATCAAGCAATCCAATCTTTGTAATGAGATTTACCAATACACGGACGAGGAAACAACGGCAATTTGCACCTTGTCCTCCATGGTTTTGAAAAACTTTATCAAAGAAGGAAAATTTGATTTCCAACTATTGAACCAAGAGGTTAGAAAGGTTGTTAGGTCGCTGAATAAAGTGGTTGATATTAACAACTATTCAACTGAAAAAGGAAGAAAGGGTGGATTGGAACAAAGAGCAATCGCGATAGGAGTTCAAGGATTGGCTGACGTATTCTGTATAATGGATTATGTTTTCACATCAGAAGAAGCAAGACAATTAAATCGTGATATATTTGAGGTGATTTACTTTGCGGCAATCTCCGAAAGTATGGAGTTGTGTAAAGAAGAGAAATATCAACCTTACAAATATTTCAAGGGGTCTCCGATGTCAAAAGGTATATTCCAATTTGATATGTGGGGTATTGATAAAAATAAGTTGTCTGGACTTTGTGATTGGGATGGGTTGAAAGAAGAAGTTATGAAATATGGTGTTTGTAATTCATTATTCACAGCACAAATGCCGGTGGCATCTTCTGCGAAAATTACAGGTTCATTTGAAATGACCGAACCAGCGCATTCAGCGTTATTTAACCGAAGAGTTGTTGGAGGTGAGATTTTGATTGTAAATAAGTATCTTATCAACGACTTTGAGAAGTTAGGTGTTTGGTGTGAAGACTTGAAGAATGAAATTATATTGAATGAGGGGTCAATTCAGAATATCAATTTCAACAAATATTTGGATCCTGAGGATAAGAATTATTTGAAGAAGGTTAAGAGAATTGAGCATCTTATTCCAAAGTATAGAACAATCTGGGAAATATCACAGAAAGACTTGATTGATATGGCTGCTGATAGAGCGCCATTTATAGATCAGTCCCAGTCTATGAATATTTATATGGCAAATCCTACATTATCAAAAATCACATCATCACATTTCCATGCTTGGAGCAAAGGGTTAAAAACCTTATGTTATTACGTTAGAACAAAAGCAATTTCAACCGGAGCAAAACATTTGGCGGTTGATGTTAGTTCGGTGGGGAAGAAACCTCAAAATGTTGAACCTCCAAAGCCGAATATTGTGGAAACAAAAGAAAATGGTGATCTCTACGAGATAGAGTGTTTTGGGTGTAGTTCTTAATAAATTAAATCCTAACCTTTCGGTTGGGATTTTTTTGTTTTATAGTATTTATATAAAAATAGTTTATGGCTGACGGTAGGACATATGGAATTAATTTCCCATTCAGAGACTCTTCTCGGGGTGATTATTTACAATTAACTCAAACGGTCGCAGAGGAAATTAAAGCAGATTTAATACACCTTATCTTAACCAGAAAAGGAAGTAGATATTATTTGCCCGATTTTGGAACAAGAATATATGAATTCATATTTGAACCATTTGATGGTTTGACGTTTCAAGCGATTGAATCTGACATTCGCGATGCGGTTCAAGCATATATGCCAAATCTTTTATTGAATAATATATCAATTACTCCCGCAGATATAAATGAGGAAACAGATGCGTTAAACTATGAAAATATCGCTGGTCCGAGTGATATAAGCATTTATCGTTTCCCAGGAAAAGGAACATCCGAATATACCGCAAAAATAAGAATAGATTATTCTACCACATCAAATACTTTTGCGCAAAGCGATTTTATAATTATCAATATTTAATATTATGGCAAACAGAACAATATCATATACAACGAGAGATTATCAAGCGATAAGAGTTGAGTTACAGAACTATGTTAAAACTTATTATCCGGAACTAATCCAGGATTTTAACGATGCTTCCGTATTCTCGGTATTTCTTGATTTGAATGCGGCAATCGCTGACAACCTACATTATCATATAGATAGAAGCATTCAAGAAACGGTTCTTCAATATGCCCAACAAAGGTCGTCAATATACAATATTGCTAGAACCTATGGATTGAAAATCCCAGGTCAGAGACCATCGGTTGCTCTTGTTGATTTTTCAATTACGGTTCCTGCGAATGGGGATAAAGAAGATGAAAGATATTTGGGTATTTTGACTAGGGGGTCACAAGTCACTGGTGCTGGTATTGTTTTTGAGAACTTATATGATGTTGATTTCGCGTCACCATATAATGCGCAAGGTTTTCCAAATAGATTAAAAATACCAAACTTTAATGCTAATGGTGTTTTAATTAACTACACGATCACAAAACGAGAGTTGGTAGTTAATGGTATAACAAAGGTATTTAAGAAAGTTGTTACGCCAAGTGATGTTCGCCCTTTTTATGAGTTGTTCTTACCTGAAAAGAATGTTCTTGGAATTACAAGTGTGTTGTTGAAGAGTGGAACCAACTATACGAATGTTCCGACCGTTCAAGAGTTTTTAGGTGCGGCGAACAGATGGTATGAAGTGGATGCTTTGGCTGAGGATAGAATATTTGTTGAGGATCCAACAAAAGTTTCCGACCAACCAGGTATAAAAGTTGGAAGATATATTCAAACATCAAATAGGTTTATTTCCGAATTTACAGCGGAAGGATTTAAGAAACTGACATTCGGTGGCGGAACGAACACAGCACAAGATGCTTTAGACCAATTTACCACAGTCGGGGCTACGATTGATTTACAAAGATATACAAATAACTTTTCTCTCGGTTCAACCCTTACACCTAACTCAACTTTGTTTATCCAATATAGAATTGGAGGAGGTTTGGGAACCAACCTTGGAACAAATGTAATCAATTCAATCGGGACAGTTTCCTTCTTTGTGAATGGGCCATCTGAATTAACAAATTCATCTGTTGTTAATTCATTAAGATGCACAAACGTAACTGCTGCGATAGGTGGTGCCGGAATACCTTCATTAGAAGAAGTTAGAAATTATGTTGCGTTTAATTTCTCTGCGCAGAAAAGAGCGGTCACAGTTCAGGATTATGAATCAATAATTAGGAACATGCCGTCTGAGTTTGGTGCTCCCGCAAAAGTATCTATAACTGAAAACAATAACAAAATCTTAATAAAGATGTTGTCTTATGACACATCAGGAAAACTTACACCAATAATTTCCAATACGTTAAAGCAAAATGTTGCCAATTATTTGTCAAATTATAGAATGATAAATGATTACATTTCCATTTTGACTGCGGAGGTTATTGACCTTAGCGTTCAAGTATCAATCGTTTTAGATGCCGCTCAAAACTCGGGACAAGTTATTTCAAATGTAATTGATAGAATATCTGCTTATTTTGATCCACAAGTTAGACAACTAGGACAAAATGTTTATTTATCTGAAATAAGAAGAATAGTTCAAAGTCAGAATGGGGTTTTGACTGTTGCTGGGCTAAACATTTATAATAATGTTGGGGGACAATATTCTTCATTTGAAACATCTATGAGTTATGCTGATCCGGCAACAAAGTTAATTCAACCGGTAGATGATACAATTTTTGCATTACCATCCCAAATATATCAGGTTAGGTATCCAAATAAGGATATAACAGTTTCTGTCAAAAACTTCCAGTCGGAAGTTTTATCGTAAAATATTTATCATTATGAAATATCTTATCACAGAACGGCAGCTTAAGTTAATTAAAGAAGACGACATCCGGAAGATTGATTTTCAGATTTTTAATAATGACTGGAACGTATTGCAGAAGTTCCTGGAACGCAGAGGAAATCCACCATATATCATTACAGGTGATTTGGATTTGTATGATTCAAAAATTGAATCCTTGGGAAATCTTCAATCTGTTGGTGGTTTTTTGGATCTGAGATATTCAGAGATTAAGTCCTTGGGAAATCTTCAATCTGTTGGTGGTTATTTGGATTTGACCGGAACAAAAATTGAATCCTTGGGAGATCTTCAATCTGTTGGTCGTTTTTTGGATCTGTTTGGAACAAAAATTGAATCCTTGGGAAATCTTCAATCTGTTGGTGGTTATTTGAATTTGAATAATACAAATATTCAATCCTTGCGAAATCTTGAATCTGTTGGTGGTTTTTTGGATTTGAGATTTACGCCACTTTCAAGAAAAACAACCGAAGATGAAATTAGAAGCCAAGTTGAAGTTGGCGGTATAATTTATATGTAAATTCATACACGTTTATTTTCGCTCGTTTTATACTATTATTTTGAGGTGTGTTCCTGAAAAATTACACCTAAACTATTTATAATATAAAGCGCTTTAATGGGTGAGTCATATAGAATAAGGACAGAACTTGGAGTAAATAAAACAATAAACGTTCAACTAGACCAAGATTTTGAGTTTTTAGAGATTTTATCTCTCAAGATACAACAAGCGGACATTTATACCCGAAATTGTGCTGAATATGGCGTTGTTGTTGGTAGGGTTACGGCAAACAACGGCTTTGGAATACCCAACGCAAGAGTTTCAATATTCATACCGGTTGATGCTGTAGATCAGTCGAATCCAATTATTAGTAGTATCTATCCATACCAGTCACCAAGTGATAAAAATGAGGACGGTTATAGATACAATCTTCTTCCATATGAAAAATCATATTCTTCCCACGCAGCGACAGGGACATTTCCAAGTAGGTTAGATGCTTTAACCGCAACAACTGCGGTAGATATATATGACAAATACTACAAATTAACCGCCAAAACAAATGAAAGCGGTGATTATATGATATTTGGTGTCCCCACTGGATTCCAAAACATCATTATGGATGTTGATTTATCAGATATTGGTGAATTTTCTTTATCACCACAAGACTTAATTCGTTTAGGTTTAGCAACACAAGCACAAGTTGGCGGTTCAACATTTAATACTTCAACCGACCTTAATTCTTTACCGCAAATTATAAACATACAGAAAACATTATCTGTCGCTCCATTATGGGGTGACCCAACAATATGTCAATTAGCAATTAACCGGGTTGATTTTGACCTGCGAGATGAAGCGAACATTGACATACAACCAACAGCGGTGTTCATGGGTTCAATTTTCTCTTCACCAGATGATATGAGAATACGACCTAACCGAAACTTTTTGGGAATAGATTTAGGTGGCGGAAACAAACCAAAAGATAACTTTGGAAACTTATGTCAATTAACATACGGCCCGGGACAAATATTGGCGATACGCCAAACCATATTCCAAGACGAGGATGGTAATCCGGTATTAGAACAACACAGGTTAGAAAACTCTGGTAATGTAATAGATGAAAATGGTGCTTGGTTGGTTGAAGTCCCGATGAACCTGGATTATTATACTACTAACGAGTTTGGTGAAAAAATATTATCAAATGATCCAGCAATTGGAATACCTACAAAAGGTAAATATAGGTTCAAAATAAAATGGCAACAATCGAAAAATTTAACGCAGCAGGTTAGAAGACCACATTATTTGGTTCCGAATGTTAAAGAGTATGGTTGGGTAACATCTGAGGATGACCCTAACTTCCAGAATAATGATAACCCTTATCTGAAGAGTTCATATTATTTTGGGTTGGCTTGGACTGGATATACGCAAGGCTTCAATCAAACCCAAGCAACGCAAAGATTAAATGAAATTATAAATTGTGAAGATACATTTTATCAATTCACATTCAACAAAGTATATACCGTCGCAAATTTAATTGATGAGTTTAAAAATGGTGCTCGAGGTAGATTTATTGGTATAAAAGAGATTGATGATAATACTTGTGCTGGAAGCGTAAATAAGTTTCCGGTAAATGAGGGGTTTAAGAGTTTTGACTTATTCTATTTTATTGTTTCTTTATTATTACAAATAATTCAGGTTACATTTACGCCGACATTAGTTATTGCCCATCTTATTGTATTTTTTGTAAAACTTGTGGTTAGTGCTCTTTGTTTGATTTGCGGTATTCCTGGGTTTGGCTTTATTTGTCGTAGTATTGGGCTTAATTGTGAAAGTTATGATTTCACAATAAAATTACCCATGATTACATATCCAGAGTGCCAAGCGTGTGATTGCGGTCCGACAGAAATTACAACAACAAGAGTTAATGCGACAACAAACGGCGTTCTTACCTTTGTCTCAGACCCTAACCAATATTCAGGTAAGTTACAAGATTATTTCAATAATCAACTGAATTATAATCCTTCGGATGCTCAAGAAGCGGCGCTGATTACATCGCAAGCCCTGGGAGGTAATAACGATCCAAATATTGTTTCATTCTGGAAAGTTCCTAAATCAGTAATTGTTAGGTATCCGACATATAGTCAAGACATCGGAAGACACTTTGCGTTTTCTAGTGATTTACCGGTTGGGGAGAGAATCAATATTTTCAATTTAAGAAAAACTTATTTTGATGGGTTTAACAAAATTAAGGTTACATTTGCCGAACCATCAAATATTGGGAAGTTTCATTATGATAATACTATAACGGTTTTATCAAATACATTTTATAATGCTGGTGATTTATTAACATCCGTTAATCCAGCAACAACAAGCGATCTCAACTATATATTTACCGCAGCAACAAATAATGGGTTGGTTAGAGGTATTACCGGAACGACACAGAGGGACGCGTTTAATTTGAATGTTACCTATGCTCAAAGTCCATTAGTTAATGCTCCAAGTGTGTCGTATTATTTACCTACGGGTTCCACAGTTGATCGTTCTGTTTATCCTATGGATAGAGAATATTATCAGGTGATTACAGCAATCACAATTGCTGACGCGTCAAAACTATATATCAGACCAGTTCAGATAACTAATGAAAATGGTGATTCTGTAACACAAAATCTCCCGGTCACAAAGCCAGGGTCATTTCCAGATTTATATGTTAGAAATTCTACAATTAGAATTG